GGCACTATGGGGCCAGATGAGGCCGGTTTGCACGCCGAGGTCAGTTCCCGTCAAATGTACCGATGGGCGACCAAACTCCTCGCCGAGGAAGGCCTCGCCATCAAGGACCTGCACAAGATGACGGACGCCAAACGCCGCACGCTGGCCAATCGGATCGAGAAAACCCATGCGCGAGCCTAAAGCCCCCAAAAAGGGACCGAAAGACCCCATTTCCGAGGTCATAGCGGCCCCGAGGGACTTCATCAAGGCCGACACCGAGGTCAAGCCTGAGGTGAGGTTGGAGGACTGGCCTCTGGACCGGCTCAGGGCGCTACGGGCCGAGATCGACAAGGTGCTGCCGTCCACGGCGCTCAAGGACATCAACCTGGAAGACGAGCTTGTTCGTCAGTACCAGACGGTCAAGCAGTTGCAAATTGACGTAATGACAGATATGGACACACCTGTGAACCAGAAGGCGCAGGTGGCGAACTCGTGCGCGGCCACCCTTGGCCAGCTCACCAAGATGCAGACCGAGTTCTACACCGCGGAACGCTTCAAGACCATCGAATCCATCCTGATCCGCTGCCTCAAGACCCTGCCCGAGGATATGGTCAAGGACTTCTTCAAGATGTATGAGGAGATGAACGCATGAGCCACCCTATGGTCTTGATCCTCCCCGGCTTCAGCTACAAGCGCTTCCAAGGCAAGACCATGACGCACAAGGCCCAGGCGAGCCGGGACCTGACGGCCGAAGAGGTGGAGGCCTTCAGGGTGGTGCCTGAGCGCTGCATGGAGCCTGACGGGGACGGGACGGCGGCGTAACCATGCGGGACAACATCTTCGACTTCCACCTGCAACGCCTGCAGTCGGCAACCCTTGGGGCGCACACGACCAAGACGCTGCCAGAATGGATCAGCAAGCACACGAAGCTGAACAGCAGTGCTTACAGCTTCAAGGACCACGAATATCAAGAACGCATATTGCGGGACGACTCGGCGGAGGTGATCATCAAGAAGTGCTCGCAGGTGGGCATTTCTGAGCTATCGGTACGGATGTCGCTGGCCCTTGCCAACATCATCCCCGGCTACACGATCATTTACACCCTGCCCACGGCCAAGTTTGCCGGCACGTTCATGCGTACCCGGATTGACCCGGTGGTCCAGTCCTCGCCTTACCTGAATGCGGCGGTCCATACCAGCACCGACAACGCGGACGTGAAGCGCTTCGGCGACTCCTACATCTATGTCAAGGGGGCGCAAAGCTCCAACGCCCCCATTTCAGTACCCGCCGACCACCTTGTGCATGACGAGGTAGATTTCAGCTCCCCCGAAGTCATCTCCCAGTACCACTCGCGCCTTACCCATTCCAAGTACCAGCGAAAGACCAAGCTCTCGACGCCGACGCTGCCCAAGTTCGGGATCGACTACGAGTTTCAGCGCTCGCGCCGGCACTTCAACATGGTCAAGTGCCACCACTGCAACCACTACTTTATCCCGGACTACTACACGCACGTGCGCGTGCCGGGGTGGTCTGGGGATTTGCACACTGTCACCAAGACCAACATCTTCAACCTCAGCTACCTCTCGGCCTATGTTGAGTGCCCCTCTTGTGGCAAGGCCCCGTCGCTGCAGGTCGAGCATCGGGAGTGGGTGTGTGAGAATCCCGGCGAGAACTACGTCGCGGTCGGTTACCAGGTCAGCCCCTTCGATGCACCCAACATCATCTCGCCGGGCTACCTGATCAAGGCCTCGACGGAGTACAAGAAGGTCACCGACTTCATCAACTTCAACCTGGGCCTTTCTGCGGAGGATGCCGACTCCACCTTGACCCGAGAGGAACTCCTTGCCGCCATCTACGCAGGGGAGGTTTCCGGGACGCCGGGGGTCGTGATGGGCCTTGACATGGGCTTGCTATGCCACTGCATCATCGCGGCGATCTCATGGGACGGGATGTTCAACATCATCCACACCGAGATCATCCCGATGCAGAACGTAGTGGCTCGGCGCAAAGAGCTGGCAAGGCAGTTCCGCGTGCGCATGACCGTGGTCGATGCCCTGCCCTACACAGAGACCGTAATGCGGATGCAGATTGAGGAGGAGAACCTGTTCGCCTCCTACTACACCAACGCCAAGACCATTGAGATGTATCACGTGGTCAAGCGGGACGAGGATGAGGAAAAGGGCGTGGCGCAGCTTCGCCAGGTCAATGTCAATCGCAACCGGGCGTTCGACGGTCTGATGGACACCGTGCGAGCGAAGGCCCTGAGCAAGAAGACGGATGAGCACGACGAGACGTGGATTGAGCACCTGCAGGACATGAAGCGGGTCAGGCAATACACGCAGGACAACGAGCTGACCTATGTCTGGCAAAAGTCACTTTCAGGTGACGACCACTTCCACCACGCCACCCTGTACGCCTGGATCGCCGCCAAGATGGTTGGCGTAGCCACCTCAACGAACGTGATGCCGACCCTGATCTCGGCGTTCCCGGTCAAGGCGGAGATGCCGGGAATCATTGCAGACCCCTATGGAGGCTTCTGGGGTAAAAGGAGCAATTGACGTAGTTCCACCGATAGACTACCATTGACAAAATTCCAAGAAGAGGCACCCAGTGCTCAATCGGATCAAAGGTTTCTTTTCCACGGGCACGGTGACTGAAGCGGCAACTCAGTTGCCTGTCATCGCTCCGCCGAAAGTCAAGTCGGGGTCGATGGGGTTTCCCTCCTACCTCAAGACCACGCGCACGCAGGATACTGTCCTGCCGGCCACGGATCGCCGACTCGCCACGACGGAGATCACGGCATCGGCGCGGTCGCAGGCTGGGACCCAAGGTGTGCTGCGCCAGCTCGTGGCGGCTTCGCCCGACCTGTCAGCGGCGGTATTCAGTTACCTGCGCACGGCAATCACCCGCAAGTACGTGGCGGTCGCCAAGAACCTCGACGGCACCTTCAACACTGAAGCCACTGCCTTGGTGCAGCAGCTCTACACGCGCTTTGACGTGCTGAACGACTACTCGGACGGGTTCTCGGGCATCAGCTCGATGCGCAGCAACTCCGAGTCGTTGGGCAAGGAACTCCTGCTGTACGGGGCGATGTCCGCGGAACTCGTGCTGGGCAAGGATCGGCTGCCGCGGCGCATCCAGCCTATCTCGACCACCAACATCAAGTTCAAATCCGACCCCAAGGACCCCAAAATCCTTGCCCCGGTGCAGATCATCGGCGGTGAAGAGATCGACATGGACTTCCCCACGTTCTTTTACGTGGCGCTCGACCAGGACCTGCTGGAGCCCTATGCCAGCTCGCCGCTGGAGTCGGCAATCCAGCCCGTGCTGTTCAACCAGACCTTCATGAATGACATCCAGAGGGTGATCAAGCGGGCGCTGCATCCGCGCCTGAACATCACCATCGACCAGGACAAGTTCGCGGCCAATCTGTCGCCCGAGGTCAAGCAGGATGACGAGTTGCGGGCTACAGCGCTGGCCAACCTGCTGTCGGACATCGACAGCACGGTCAATGGACTCAACCCCGAAGACGCCCTGATCCTCGTCGATACCCTCGTCGCGGAATACATGAACAACGGCAACGCCTCGCTGTCAAGCGAGTACGAGGTGCTGTCGAAGATGACGGACTCCAAGATGGCGACGGGTGCCAAGACCCTGCCGGCCATCCTCGGCCACGGCGCGGGCTCGTCGAACATCGCCTCGACTGAGACGATGCTGTTCATGAAGAACGCGGCCGGCGCGGTGCAGGAAAAGCTCAATGAGCTGTACTCGCGCATCTTCACTCTCGCCGTGCGCCTGTTCGGGCATGACGTGTATGTCGAGTTCCGTTATGAGCTGATCGACCTGCGGCCCGACACTGAACTCGAAGCCTTCAAGCAGACCAAGCAGATGCGCCTTTTGGAGCTTCTGAGCCTTGGCCTCATGACGGATGAGGAAGTGGCTCTGGAACTGACGGGAAGCCTGCCACCGGCCGGATACAAGCCCCTGATGGGCACAATGTTCAAGCAGCCGGCTCCGCCTGGACAAGCGGGCAGCAAGCCGGGTGAGAATCCGCCGACCAATGACGGATCGGCAGCCAACAAGGCGACCAAATCCGACCAGCCGGCGCAAGGCCGGGGCCAGAACAAGAAGGCGGAAGACGAAGGGGTTGAGCCGTTCATCCACCAAGCACCAAATATCACGCTCAACGTCGATGTGGATGCCACGCAGCCGCAGCAGCATACGGCCACGATCATGAAGATGCGCAGGGACGACAACGGTGACCTGATCGTCGAGCGCATCAACACACCCGAGAAAGCGGTAGCCAATGCCTAACAGCAAAGCTGCCACGCTGTGTGCGTGCGCCTATGCGGACATGATCCGCGGCGCTTACCCGGAGTCGGGCGAGTACCGGATCGCACTCTACAGAGAGACGCTGAATACACTTGCCACCGACAGCTACACCCCTGAGGGGGAGTGGGCTGGTGAGGGCTACAAAGCTGGGGGCGCTGCCCTGTCGGGGTGGAAGCTGACCACTGAGGAAAACAAAGCGTCCCTCGCCTTTGCGGACGCAGAGTGGCTGAACGCAGACATTCAGGTCAAGTCAGCCTTGATCTACCGCGAGTCGGATGGAAAAGCCATTCGGGTCATTGATTTCGGACGCACGATTGGCGTAATGGGAGGCATCTTCACGGTGTTTCTGTCCCAGGGCAACGTCATTGAATTGGGAGCTGGAGATTCAAATGAGTGAGCAAAAACGCAGGATGAGCGACCACCTCCCTCTCGACATCGAAGCCATGATCATCGCCGAGCCGGATGCGAAGCAGCGGGCCTTCCTGATCGTCCTCAACGCCATCAACGTGTCCTTGGTTGCCAACACCACCACCATCCGTGACGTGAGCACCAAGCTGGAGGCGCACCTCACCAGCTTCGAGAAGCACACTGTCAAAGAAGAAGCCCTGATGAATAAGGGCCGAGGCATGTGGAAGATTGCGGCATGGGTCATTGGTGCCGCCCAGGTGGTTGGCGTTGCGGTCTGGACAGATGCACGCACTGACCTTGGATCGATCCACACCTCCATCACCTCGCTGGTAGCGAAGGACGCTGCGATTGAAACCCGTGTGACTGTTCTGGAGAAGACCAAGTGAGGTCGCTGGAGCTTTCCATTGTTCGCCAGATCAATTCGGTTGGGGTACAAGGGGCTGAGGGTTTTTGCCTTGGCCGTCTCTACGTCGATGACATCTACTACGCCTACACGCTGGAAGATGAGGATCGACGGCTTGAGGAGGGAGGTGAGAAAGTCTACGGGAAGTCGGCGATGCCACTTGGCCGATTCGAGATCGAACTCTACAACTCACCGAAGCACGGGTTGGTGCCCCTGTTCCTGAATGTACCAGGCTTCACTTACACCGAAATTCACAAGGCAAACGTGGCGAAAGAACTGCTCGGTTGCGTGGCAGTCGGCAAGATTCGCACCGAGAACGGGGTGGCAACTTGTGCGCCGGCTCTGGCACGGATCGTTGATGTCATTCAGCACGCAGAGGACGAGGGTCGCAAGGTCTTCTGCACGATCAGTCGGGCGCTGCTATGACCCGCAAACGCAAGGTTATTGTGAGGTGGCGTGACGCCATCCACGGAGCCGGGTGGCAGGACTCCAGCGACACGGAGGACGACACCGTGCATAGCGTGGGCTGGATCATCTCCAAGACGAAGAAGCTCCTCCTGTTGGCCCAATCGATTGGCACTGGCCTGCACGCCAACACAATTCAAATACCCGTACCCATGATCCTATCGATACGCACTCTTGTGGTGAAGCGAAAATGACTGCCCGCTCCTGCACCGACGCCGAGTTCATTGCGTCATGGGAGAAGCATGGATCACCAACTCTGGTGTCCAAAGACATAGGGTTGTCAGTCAGGCGCGTGGCGGCTCGCAGGCGTCAGGTTGAGGGCGACCACGGGATCACCCTCCCTGTCTGGAACGACATCTCGGATCGGCGCGTAGTCGTCAAGCACAATGAAGGGCGGGTTGACTACAACGTCCAGAACGGGGTCGTGATCGTGTTCTCGGATGGTCACTTTCTACCAGGAGTGCGCACCACGGCGCAACGTGCTCTGGTTGCAATGATCAAACAGTTGAAGCCCTCAACGGTGATCTGTAACGGCGATGCGTTCGACGGCGGCTCCATCAGTCGCTACCCGCGAATTGGTTGGGACAAGAAGCCAACGGTGCTTGAGGAACTAACCGCTGTTGAAGTGGCCCTCACAGAGATTGAGGAGGCTGCCAGAGGGGCACATCTAAGCTGGCCTCTCGGGAATCACTGTAGCCGCTTTGAGACCCGCCTGGCGGCGACAGCCCCTCAGTTTGAAGGAGTGCGTGGTTTTACTCTGAAAGAGCACTTTCCTAAGTGGACGCCATGCTGGACTGTGTGGGTAAATGATGAGGTTTGCATAACTCATTTCTATCACACGGGCATCCACGCCACACACAACAACCTGATGAAGGGGCAGTGTCATTATGTCACCGGACATACGCATAGCCTCAAGGTGACGCCCTGGACAAATGCACGGGGCAAGACACTGTATGGATGTGACACGGGAAGCCTTGCGGATTCTTTGTCAGGCCACAATTCCGACTATCAAAACGGACGCCACGGAAATCATCGCTCAGGGTTTGTTGTGCTGACGTTCAAGGATGGGGAAATGTTGATGCCCGAGTTGTGCCAGAAATGGGACGAAGACTCCGTGCAGTTTCGCGGGCACATTCTGGACGCCGACGACCTCTCTATTGTTGGGGGCAAGGTATGAGCGAGTTTCTTTGCCCAAGGTGTGATCAAAGAAAGGCCAGTTACCAGTTTAAGGTCAAGAAATCTGGTCGGCGCGAATCATACTGCACCCCGTGCAACAAGGCATATAAACAAGGGCACTACCAGGTCAATCGGGAAAAGGTCATCGCACGCACTAAGGAGTGGCGCGAGTCCAACCCTGATGAGTACCTCACTATGTCGAGAGAATACTACGACAAAATCAAAGATGATCCGCGCAGGGTCGCAATGCGCAAGGAATACGTTGCAAACAACAGGGAGGCTGATCTGGCTCGAAAACTGGAGTGGCGGATAGCCAACCCGGAGAAGACGCAGAAGGCCGAACAAGAGTATCGAGAACGGAATCGTTCTGAGTGCAACGCACGAGCCTCCCGTTGGAAGAAGGCGAACCCAGAAGCGCTTCGTCGGTACTCTGGCAAACGTCGCGCTGCGCTACTGAGGGCGATCCCTGCCTGGGCTAATGAGCAGGCTGTCGCTGCGATCTACGCGGAAGCGCACGCGACCCAAGCTGAGTCTGGAGTGCGTATGGCTGTCGATCACATCGTCCCGCTTATCAGCGACAAAGTGTGCGGCCTTCATTGTGAGGCAAACCTACAAATACTTACGGCTTCGGCCAATTCCAAAAAGAATAACTATTGGTGGCCCAACATGGAGGCCGTGCTGTGATGAACTGGATACGCGAAGCGATCTCTGATGGGCAGACCGGGAAGGCGAGCGCCAAGCGCATCGCCATGCTCTCGGCCACCTGGTCACTCGCCATTGCTGTTGTGATCTTAGCGGTCGCCTCCCTGATCGGCTATGAGGTCGCGGCCTCTCTGGGTGCCGTGGCCGTGCCTCTGGCGGGTCTAGGGGGATACAGTTATGTCAATGGCAAAGCCGCAGAATTGAAACGCACCCTGGAGCCAAAATGAAATGCCAACCTTTCTCACCCCGTACCTCCCCATTCTCTATCTCGCGCTGGTTCTCGGACTGTTTGGAGGTGGCGTCAGCGTCGGCTACAAGTGGGAAGCAGGCGTTCATGCAAGGGAGCAGCTTGCTACGGCGCAGTCCGCTGCTGACCGAGCACGTGAAGAGGCTGCAGTTGAATCCGACGCAGCGGTACTCGCCGCCACAAAAGCCGAAGCCGCTCGACAGGCGGGCCGTATCAAGAGACTGAAACTGGAACAGGAGCTTGCCAAAGATGAAATCGCTCGCAATTGTCGTGTCGGCGCTGGTACTTTCGGCGTGCTGCTCGAATCCATCCGTGCCGCCAACGGTGCCCCGCCCGAAGCCAGCGGCGTCAATGCTTCCGTGCCCACCGTTCCCGGAACCCCAAAGCCCATCAGCGGCGGATTTAGTGCGCTCACTGATGGATGGCGCGGACGCCTACGGCTTATGCCGCCAGGAGAAGTCAGCCCTGGTCGAGTGGATCAACCGAGGCAATTGAAATGAACCTTCAGCAAATTCTAGGTGAGCTTCAAGCACTTGCACTTGCCTACCCCGACTCAGCGCAGATTACCGTGCGCGTCGGGGAGAACAAGGCTCCGCTCGACATGGTGATGGTCGAGTCGGAAGACGAGAGCCTTGAAATCGTCCTGAAGGGGTAAGTCATCGCAACGATTTCGACATCGCAGACGTTTGACAGCGCCGCCCGCACAGCCGGCGAAGCCTTCACCATCAACTCGGGTGCGATCTTTACCATCGACTCCGACACGCGGGATGGCAAGAACGCTGCTGCTGCTCGCGCTGGCTCAATGTCATCCTTCACCATGACCGCTGCGTCGGGCGGCGAAGTGCTGGTTGATGGCACGAAGGTCTGGATAATCGCGTTCGACGGTCGCATTGGTACTCCCAACGTGCCGGCTCTCGGGACGATAATTCGCGGTGTGTCGTCTGGCGCAGAGGGCGAGTTGATGAACTGCTCGGCGTCAATCAGTACGATTCCGACAGCGGCGGGCGCGGCTATGCCTGCGACCGGCATCTTCAAGCTCAAGAGTGTGGCGAACGCCCCATTTTGGGATAACGAGACACTAGAGATAACAGGCTCGACAGACCTGTGCCTTGCCAACGGTGCCGGCCAGCGCGGGTGGATCGAAGTGGTGATGGATGACGCGGCAACGCACACCATTGGTCGCGCTCAGACGTATAGGGTCACGGGCGACTGGTTTGCGTCGGCAACGGTCGGTTCGGGTGCAGCGCATCAACAGGTGCAGTTCCCCAACTATGGCGGCGCTGGCTTCTTCCTGCCGGGCTGTTGGGTGGATGAAGCCGCGAACGGCACATGGGAGTTCTGGCCGGCGTGTATTACCGGCACGGGTACGTTCTGGTCGGCAGCGAACATGCTGACCGAATCCAAGAACAAATTCTGCGAATGCCTTGCCGGTGGAATCATTCGCTTCGGCGGTAACGGCACGACCGCGTGGGGCAAGATACCTACGGCGGGGGCGCTGTTCCGCGTTCCCAATGTGTTCCTCAAGTCTGCCGCCACTGCCTCACGCGCTTCGGATTCGATTCCTCACGCAACGACCACGAGCCGCCCTGACTTCGCCATGACGAACGCCGGGTCGATCAACATCGACAAGGCCATCGGCCACTGGAACATCGTGTCCAGTCAGGCGTATGCCATCACGCTCAAGAATCTGGCGCTGTTCGACAGCTACAACATCAGTGAAACGGCGACCGCCCTTGTCATTGAGGAATGCCACAACGGAAACCACTTGATCGCGCAGGACGCGGCGGCATTCACGCTTGCGAACAACTATGCGGGCGGCACGGTCACGAATTGCAAGTTCGGGCGAACCGGCACGATTGGCTCTGCCGACTACGGCATCAACGTCCAGTATTGCAACGACATCACATTTACCGGAATGCACCATCAAGGTCGCACCCTGCGTACCAACGCCGGGGCGTATGTGTCCTACTTCGCCTACTGCGACGGCCTGATCTTCAACGACACCGTGATTGTCGGGTCGGCGGCGTACCTCTTTACCTGCACCAACATCACGCTGAACGACACGCAGTACGCCGACAACTACGCCGGCATTTCGAGCGTGACGAACGCGCCGGTTGGAGCCTTGGTGCTGACCAACTCGAACGGCGTCTTGATCGACGGATTCAGTTGGTACACGGCGACGGCGAATCAGCACCCCGACACTGCCATCGTCTATACGTCCTTCACGCAAAACCTCAAGGTGCGGAACATCGGAACCTTCGCCTCGAAGCTGACGGCAGGGTCGAGCAACGCCATGCTGTACTTCTGCAACGACGCTGGCAACTCCTACAATCTGGAGTTCAAGCGCATCTACATGGACTTGATTGCCACCACCTTCTTCAACTGCGTCAATTCGACCAAGAAGGTGCAGATTGCCAATTGCGAGGGCAACGTCACGGCGTACAAGGCGCTGGTCGCTGGTGCGCTGGACATGGAAGTGAAGAACTGCGGTCTGCTCGGTACGGGCTTTGGCGTCGTCCCGGCCTCACTGCTGTCGATCTACGGCAGCATGTTTTCGCACATCTTCACGTCCTCGACGGCGGGACGCCTGCAACTGCTGTTCAATGAGGACAGCGCCGCGAACTCAGCTTTCATCACCAAGAACTTCACGACTTCAGCTACCGGGACATCAGGCTTCAACTCAGGGGGCGGTCTGGCGCTGGTCAATTCTGGCGACTACATCATCTGCGAGTTCCCGTGGCAGATCATCGGCATCGACTCGTTCAACAACACCGCGCCGACCATCACCACAGCCACCAACATGACCGTGGAGTACCAGATCGACATTGGGTCTGGCTACGGTGGAACGTGGAAAACCTTTAACGCGGCGAACTTATCGGCCGAGAGCCTGTCGCCGTCTTACGTCTGCTACTTCAAGATCAAATGCACCGCCAGCGCTACCAGCGCGGCGAACCTGCTGACGCGGATTTCGTGCATCACGGACAGCAACTCTACGGCGCAGGCGCTTCAGTACCCGCTCGACGTGGCAACCGTCACGGTCAGCGGGCTGGTCACAGGCTCTCGCGTCAAGGCGTCAAAAGTCAGCGACGGAACTGTGCTGGCAAACCTTGCTGAAACAGCGGGCGCGGCCAGCTTCACAACCGAATATATCGGCGCGATCAACATCGAGGCTCGAAAAGCATCAGCAGCACCGTACTACCTGCCGTGGGTGACGCAATTGACAACGGTGGCAGGCGCAACAGTTTCGGCCACGGCACTTCAACAACTGGATCAATAAAGGAGCTTCATCATGGCAATCGGAACAGACTTCACGGTAGGACTTACTGGCGACATTCGCCACGCTGCGGGTACGACCGTTTATTCGGTTCTCGCGTTGCACGAGTGGCTTCAGGACATGGCCGATGACGCCAGCACCACGACCTCGGGCGACAATCTGTCGATTCTGACGGCGAACCCGTCGAAGCTCGACGGCCCGCGTTCTGCGATCAAGCCGATGTTGCTGAACCTGCTCAACGGGTTCAACATCGACGCCGACGCCGCTCAGTATTTCAACTTCGGCTCGATTCAGCAGACTGGCACCGACGAGCTTTTCACGGGCGTCAAGACCATTGGCTCGCCTCTGGTCGCCGCATCCCCGATGTATATCGTGCAGTCTGGCTCCAAGCTGACGACCTACTGGCCGGCTGGACACATTCAGATCATGGTCAAGGGCAAGACTGCTGGCGCGGCCATCGACTCGGGTGACATCCGCGTCTATTCCCGCAAGTACGGTCAGACCTACGGCGACTTCGCGGCGAACCTGCTTGCCGGTGGCGAACAGCCGGCTGCTATCTCGACGGCCACGACTGCTGACTGGACACCGCTGAACCTTGCTGGTGCTCTGGCGCTATCGCCCAACGTGACAATCACCACGGGGTCGCACACGAAGGATACGGGCGACGGCAACGGCACGCAGACCTACAAGGGAACCATTACCCTGTCGAGCGGCTGCACCATCGCCGAGGCCGCGCAATACTGCCAGGCTATCTGCGACGAGGCTTCGACCACGACTGTCGATGGTGTGCTGGGCTGGAAATTCCGCTCGCTCGGCGACGGCTCCTACGGCTACACCCCTAACGGGGCGGCACCTTTCGGGGTGGTGGCCGGTGGCAAGTGGTTCGTCGCGCAGGGCTGGTACATCGCTGGCGCTTTGGCCGGCGACCTGCAAAAGTACCAGATGGTTTCGCACGGCGGCGTGACGGTCGGCAACCCGGTTGTTGCAGGTATCAGTATTGGCGGTCTGACTGTTGGCGGCTACATTCTGGTCGGGCGCGACAACGGCTCGGGCGGCTTCATGACCACTGAATATACGCTGAATGGCGCAACGACCTCGGGTGGCAATACTTGCGTCGTGAATGAAGCGATCAAGGCCGACACCCCGGCGACCGGCTACATTCGCGTCAATGGCATCCCCTACGCCTACACGAGCGTTGTCGCTGGCACCAAGACCTTCACCATCAGCGGGACGTGGGGCCAGATTCACGCCACTGCCTCGCCGACGTGGGTTCCCTTCATCGACAAGGTGATTGGTGCTACGACCGAGGCCAGCGCGAGCTACGTCTATTCGGCTGACTTCACGGCACGCTTGAAGGTTCGGTTGGGCGGTACGGGTTCCCCATTGCAGCCGTTTGAAACAACCTTCGCGGCTACGTCAAGCGCGACGGCAGGCACGAACGCGATTGCGACCAGCGACGTATAAACCATGACTGTCAGCATCGACTGGACGACGAAGGTCATCACTGTACCGAGGGCGGACATGCCCTTGGTACAGACGGTGCCTACAGAAATTCGGGAGCTAGACCTGAATGCGTTCAGGCTCGACTTGCGAGACCTTGAGCAGAGCGCGGCGGGAATGCTGTACCCGCCGACGCACCTGCACAATACAGAAGTGTCGGTAGGTGGAGTAACCCTTGCCCGAGTCATCCAGATCATCAACGACTACACGGTCACGTTTGAGGACGACCAGTACGCTGTCAATCTAACGAGCGCCAACAGCAACGTCGGCGACCGGGTGAATGTGAATCAGGTGTCTGTGCGTTCCACGAACTCGGCGGGCCTCGTTCATGTGAAGGAGATCACGGAAGCGACACAGACGACCAAGCGGCTCATTGAGAACCTGCGTCCGCATCACACGGGAACTGGCGACGTTTTCTACTGGAATCCGGTTGATGGACTGGATACGAACGATGGCCTGTCGGCGGCTGCGGCATGCCTCACGTTCGCGCACATCCACGACAACCTTGTCAGCGACTACGGCCATGACATCGTGATGGCATGCTCGGCGACAACTCCCGTGGCCGGTGTCACGTCAGCGCAAGAGGCAATCACGATCACTAAGAATTATGTCTTTCTTCGCGGCCCCGGTCGGGACTTCGAGATCGACACTTCTCTGATTGGTGGGGGTGGCGTTGAGATTCTGGGGAAGGGTGTTGAGATTGCCGGTGTTCGCATCAAGACCGGAACGCTTGGCACCGATGCGGCGCTGCACATTCACAACGACTTTGCTCTGATACGGAATGTGTGGGTTGAGCAGTGCGGTGGCGATGCGCTTCACATCCATTCAAGCAGCAATACCATCATCGAAGGCGGATACTTCAAAGCCTACAAGGGGCACGGCATCAATGTGGGAAGTAGCGTCAATCACCTGTGGCTGCGCGACCTCGGTCTGCATGGAACGTCCGGTAACGGTGATGGCGTGCATATCGAGGGTACGTCGATCTTTGAGGTTAAGGTGACGGGCCATTCGGATATTCACAGCAATACTGGCTACGGCATCAATGTCGTCACGAGTTCCTCGCGCATAAATATCGGGGCTGGCGTGGCTATTGACTCAAACACGGCGGGCGACGTGAATGACCCCTATGGCAAGCTTGTTTATGATGGTCGGGTGCTGGTTGAGCGCATGGTGGTGCCGAAGGTACTCGCTGCTGTTGGCGTTGCGCCTTCGGCTTCTGCTGTGGCTACGGAGGTCTGGGCGAAAGCCATTGAGGGACTCACCGCCGAAGAGATCATGCGCATCACCCTCGCTGCCCTTGCCGGCAAACGTCAAGGACTCGGCACCGCCACCGAAACGTATCTCGCCCAGGACGGTGTAACGCCACGCATTACACTCACGCCTGATGTCAATGGCAATGGAGTCCCGACGCTCAATGGCGCTCCTTAAAGGAAAGCTCTTTGCCGGCGTACTGTTCGCGGGGCTCCTGCTTGGAGCCGGCGAGCAGACGCCTGTTGAGCCACCCGTTGAGGTTGTTCAGCAGGCGGTCCAGCAGTCCGCGCCAGGCGGGGGCCACTACGACTCCGGGCAGGGCTACGTCAAGCAGGGCCACACCTGGGTCAAGGTGGTCAAGGCCTCCTTTACGGAAGTTGGATCATCGAAGATTCGAGCAGGGGTGTCAGGTGGTGCAGTTGCTTCTGCTTCCAAGGTGGGAGCAGAGGGTGTTGCCATTCCTGCCATGGGAGGTTCTGCTGGAAGGTATCAGGTCGCCGCGACCAGTGCAATCGGGGCTCACTACCCGTGGGGATCATCGTCGGGCAGCCTGGTTCAATCCGCGAACGCTGTTGGCCAGACCTCGGAGGTCAAGGCCGACTACATAGGGCTTGATGAGATCATCGCCCTTTTTATGTCATAATGACAGAACAAGACCAAGAATCGAGGCCGCTAATGCCGATCAAAGATCAAGACGCCCTCTGGGCGGGGAGTGAATCAAGCCTACAGGTGGCCCTTGCCGCTGACGAGGCTATCACGGCACGGCTGGCTTCTTGCGTCATTCAGGATACCGCTTCCGAACTGCCCGCCCTGCTCAAGATTCAAGGGGGTGTCGGCGTCATCAGCATCAAGGGTCCGATAACCAACCGCGACTCGTGGCTCAACTCCATGTTCGGTGTCACCTCCTACGGCATGATCCGTGAGGCCTTGGTGGCTGCTGCCAACAGCGAAGAGGTCAAGCAGATTCTGCTTGACATTGAGTCGGGCGGAGGCGCTGTCAATGGGGTTTCCGACACCGCCGCGCTGGTTACGACGATCAACGACAAGATCAAGCCCGTGACCTCCTTCACTGATGGGGGCATGCTCTCCGCCGCTTACTGGTTGGGGGCATCGGCCGGCAACGTATTCTCGTCCTCGACCGCGATGGTTGGGTCCATTGGGGTGATCGCCACGCACGCCGAGCAGAGTGAGGCGCTGAAGAAGGAGGGCATCAAGGTCACTGTGATGCGGGCAGGGAAGTACAAGGCCCTTGCCAACTCGAATGAGCCCCTGACCAGCGCTGCCAAGGAGCAGATTCAATCGTCTCTCGATGCCGTCTATGAGGTGTTCGTTCAGCACATCGCCGACGCTCGCGGACAGACCTACCAGTTCGCCGACACCAAGATGGCTCAGGGTCGGGAATTCACCGGAGCCAGCGCCGTCGAGGCAGGGCTTTCCGATGGAATCACGTCCTTCGATGCAATAATGTCGCTTCTATCGAAGAAAGCCCTTGACACACCTCCGAATTTTATCAACAATCAGAAAAGTTCCACGAAAGGACAAACAATGAGCACCAAGAAAGCGCTTACCGAACAAGAAATTGCCGCCCTGTCCGCAGGTGCTCCTGACGTGTCGGCAGAGGCTCTCGCTGCTGCCGCTGCTCTGGCTGCTGAAACTGACGCTTCCGCAGCGCTGGTCGCACAAGCTGAAGCCGATGCTGCTGCCGCTCTGGCTGCCGTGACTGACACTTCTGCAAGCACGGACGCAGACGACAAGATTGTCGCGTTCCTGCAGACCGAACTGAAGGCCGCGAACGAGGTGATTCTCTCCATGAAGGTGGACGCCAAGATCGCCGCCGACAAGCTGGTGGAAACTCAAGCCATGTTCGAGCCGATGCTGGCCATCGTGCGCAAGTCGGTTGCCAACATGCAGGTCGCCCTCGGCGGCAGCGCCCTCGACTTGGAGAGCCAGTCGGCCACCCAGGTACTCGCGGAGCACAAGCGAGTCGGCGACACGTTTGCGTCAAAGTTCAAGGCAGGGGGCATCGCAGCACTGGATGCCGCCGCCGAGAAGAAAGTTGTGGCGGTTGACCCCAACCACCGCGCCCGTATTGCTGCGACCCAACCCGCGGCGAAAACTGCCAAATAAGGAGAAAACCAAATGGCAAAGTTCCAATTCAAAGAGACCATTACCTCCGTTGACGTGTTTTCCGCCCGCATGGGCGCGAACACGGTAGCCATCAACGGTACGTTCGACGACAAGGAAGTCGGCAAGGCTGTGAAGCTGGTCGGCGAGTCCCGCTATGACCTGTGCGCGGCTGGCGACCCCATCGAAGGCTTCATCGTCGCCATGGAAGTTGCCTCGCTCGACGGCTATGCCTTCGGCTCGGTCGGCGTCGAAGGCCGCAAGGCAGTCGTGTTCGACGGCCTGCAGGCGACTGCCGGCGTGGGCGTCATCGCCCTCGGCGACTACGTGGTTACCGGCACCGCTGTGGCCAAGGGTACTGCCCTCACCGCTGATGTGAAGGTCTGCAAGGCCACTGATCAGCCGGGTGTTGCCGTGGTCTCTGTTGTCGGCGCTGCCGATACCGCTGCCGCGATCAAGACCAAAGTCGATCTGGCCCTTGCCTCGGTTGCCGCAGCCCAGAAGAACGGCCTGCATGCCTGGCGTGTGGTCTCCCTCGGCTCGGCGGGCACGGGTGCTGTTGGCACCACGGGCATCATCGAAGCGGTCGGCTGCTAAACCCTCCCCCTCAGTCAAAATAAAAAGGACAAGAAAATGACTGCATTCCGTAACCCGCAAGGGGAAATTCAACAGGTCGAGCTGACGGTGGATATGCACCGCCAAGCCGCTGACAATCACCAGACCTTCGCCCAGTTCGTCAATACCCAGTATCCGACCGACAGCGAAAAGTATGGCTCCACGTTCCACCAACTGTTGTCGGCCGAGGGCATCTACCTCTCCAGCAACAAGGAGCTTGGCATCCACGCCTCGAACATGGACCGCATCCTCAACGGCGCTCCGCGTTACGACGCCGCTGGCGGCACCATCGTCAAGGACGCCGTGCCGGCCTCGCGCATCCTGTTCCCGCCCGCGATCCTGCAGGCCATCGAGGACAAGCTGGTCTCCAACCTGACGATGGCCCCCATGGCTTTCGACAAGCTGGTGGCCGTCGATGACGCCATCTCCGGTGATCGCTTCGACCGTCCGGTGCTGAACTTCAGCAAACCGGAAGCGGCTCGCAGTCAAGGCATCTCGCAGTTGGCTCTGCCGGCCTCAATGCTGTCCATCACCGTGTCGGACGTGTCGCGCAAGATTCCGACCCGTTCGCTGGGTATGGAAATCTCCGACCAAGCCCTGCAGGCGACGACCCTGGACCTCGTGTCCCTGGCACTTGCCCGTCAGCGTGCCGTCGAGCGCAATGAGCGTACCTACGAGTACATCCTGGCTCTGCTGAACGGTGATGCCGACAACGGCCAAGCCGCTCTGAGCACCTTGTCCAACAAGGTGGTCAAGGCCAACGTGTACGACGCTACCATCGTGGCTGCAGGTGCCCTGACCCAGAAGGCGTGGATGAAGTGGCTGTTCGCCAACAGCCTCAAGCGCAACATCACCCACATCATCACCGACATCGACGGCGCAATGGCCATCGAAGGCCGTACTGGCAAGCCGGTGATCACGGGTGACAATCCGAACAGTCAGCGCATGGACACCCTGATGAGCGTCATGAATCCGGGCTGGCCCGCGAGCGTGCCGCTGTTCATCACGCACGATGCCAACTGGCCGGCGAACACCATCATGGGCATCGACGCCGGTTACGCAATCCACCGCGTTTCGAGCACCACCGCGTCGTACCAGGCCATCGAAGCCTTCGTGCTGAAGCGGTCGCAAGCGATGCGTTTCGATTCGGGCGAGATCGTTTATCGCCTGTTCGATGAGGCGTTCGAGGTGCTCTCGCTGACCATCTAAGTGCCTGCTTGAGAAGGGGGCCACCAGCAAGACCTGTGGTGGCCCCTTCTTCCAATAGAGATGAGGGAATCAAAATGAGCAAATTTACTGAAGCGAAGGCTGCTGCTGAAGCGAAGGCTGCTGCCGAAGCGAAGGCTGCTGCTGTCCCGGAAGCCACCCCGGAAGCCACCCCGGAAGCCACCC